TACCAATCCAATCTTCGATGTAAGGAGTGCCTAATGCTTTGGTTATAGCCTTTGCGTTCGTGCTGTTAACAATCATTGGCTTTTGGTTTTTAAGCCTTACAATCATTGCATCTTCTTACGAGTTAATGACTGGTGGAGAACCCCGAAACATTGTTGTTGAAATTACTGGAGCAAGTAAGGAACTTGTACAGAATGGCGATAAGAAAGAAGATGCAATGATTGTAAGGCTTAAAAACCAAAAGCCAATGATTGTTAACAGCACGAACGCAAAGGCTATAACCAAAGCATTAGGCACTCCTTACATCGAAGATTGGATTGGTAAGAGAATAGAGTTAACAGTTAAAAAAATTAAGGCGTTCGGGGATTGGCACGATGCTTTAAGGGTTGTAGATGTTGCTCCTTCCGCTCCTACACTTCCAGACCTTAACCCGTTGCACGAACGTTGGGCAGGGAGCTTGGTTGCGCTTAAGGAAAAAAAGACAACCATTGCAGACATTCAAAAGTATTTTACCATTAACGATGAGAACCTAATAATTTTACAAGATGCAGCTAAGTAACGAATTTAAGATAAGGTGTTCTGCAATCGGTAAGATTATGACAGAACCGAAATTGAAAAAAGACAAGGAAGCTGGTAAGTTATCGGCTACTTGTCTAGCTTATGTTCACGATTGGATAAAGTCACAGCCAGAGTTTTACGACAGGTACAAATCATTCCATTCAAAATATACACTTAAGGGCAATGAATGCGAGAACGAAAGTATCAAGTTTGCATCGGAATACTATAAGTGGGGGTCTGTGGTTAAGAATGAGACTTCATTTGAAACAGATTATCTAACAGGAACGCCAGACATAATACTTTCCGATAGCGTAGAGGATATCAAGAACAGTTGGTCTGAGGCAACGTTTCCTTTGTTTGACACCGAAATACCAATAGATGGTTACGGTTGGCAATTACAGGGTTATATGGAGGGATTGAACAAGGATAAGGCAGGGTTGATTTATACGCTTATGGATGCTCCAGAACGCATCATAATGAAAGAGGCTAGGTTTAAGGCTTACGAGATGGGGAACGAGAACGGAGAAGTTGAGTTTGAACTTTACGAGGAAGTTCGATTGTCAATGACTTATTCAAACCTTCGTGATGACTTGCGAATTAAGCGTTTCTTCCTGGACAGGAACAAGGAACTGATGTTGCCTGTACAATCAAAGGTTCAGCAGATTAGGGATTATATCAAGTCGCTATAATGCAACCCATCGGCACGTTACAACCGCCATCGACATACGCAGAATACGAACTGCTTGGTGTTTCGTAAAATGTCGGTAGCATAACAGGATTTAGTCTTACCCTCGGAGCTACCGACTTTAATTACACCTATCAAAGACGTTACAAAACATTAATTAAACATTTAGTAAATTTAAAAATGAACAATTACGAGCAATTTTTACAAAGCAAAAGACACTCAATTGGTAATTCAGGATTTAAGGCAACATTTCTACCTACCATTGGATTTGACTTTCAAAATTATGTTATTGAGAAAGCAATTCTAAAAGGTAGGGTAGCCAACTTTTTAGATACTGGATTGGGCAAAACCTTAATCCAGATTTCACTAGCTCAGAACGTAATAGAGCATACCAACAAAAGAGTATTAATCTTAACTCCTTTGGCAGTTGCCTTTCAGTTCATGATCGAAGCCGAAAAGATTGGAATTAGCGATATCGAATATTCCAAGGATGGAAAGTTCACAAAGAAAATAGTTATCTGCAATTATGAAAGGTTGCACTATTTTAATCCAAAGGATTTTGCATGTGTTATCCTGGATGAGAGTTCAATTCTAAAGAATTTCGATGGAAAGATAAAGGATGCTATTACAGCATTCATTAAAAAGGTAGATTATAGATTTCTATCAACTGCAACCCCATCTCCAAATGACTTTATAGAATTGGGTACAAGCTCCGAGGCTTTGGGATACATGGGTTATATGGATATGCTAACTAAGTTCTTTAAGAATAATCAAAGCTCTGTAGATAGCACTAATAGAAACATTGGCGAAAAGTTTTATCTAAAGCCTCATGCCGAAAACGATTTCTTTGCATGGGTAAATCAATGGTCGATTATGGCAAAAATGCCTAGCGATCTAGGTTTTTCAAATGATAGGTATATCCTGCCAGAATTGATAATAAATAAGAACATCGTAAAAAACCAATCGCTTATCGATATTAGTGGGCAGGTCCAGATGTTTACACCAATTGCAAAATCAATGCAGGAGGTAAAGTTTGAGCAAAGACAAACCATAACTAACAGATGTGAAAAGGCTGTAGAATTGGCTGCAAATAAAACGTCCGTTTATTGGTGCAACTTAAACGATGAGAGTTCACTATTAAAGGAACTGGATAAATCAGCTGTAGAGATTATTGGAAGCATGAGCATCGAAAAGAAAGAGGATATCCTTTTAAACTTTGCTAATGGAAATATTGAGCGTATCATAACCAAGGCTAAAATGACAGGCTTTGGATTGAATTGGCAACATTGCAATCACTCCGTATTTTTTCCTACATGGAGCTATGAGCAATATTACCAAGCATTGCGAAGATTTTGGAGGTTTGGCCAAAAGAATGATGTTACTATTGATTTGGTAGTATCTGATGGTCAGCAAAGGGTTTTGGATACCATTGAGCAAAAGACTAAAAAAGCAATTAAACTACATGAGAACTTACTACACAACGTAAAGAACTCATACACTCACTCACAAAAAGAATTTAACAAGGAATTAATTAAACCATCATTTTTAAACTAATGGCAAAGCAAAAAACAACAATCGAAAACAAGGTAAAAGATCAACATCATGAAGAGCATTATAGTATTTATAATTCTGATTGTATGCTAGTGTTACCATCATTGGGAGATAAGTCTATTGATCTTTCCATTTACTCCCCTCCATTTGCAGGACTTTACAACTATTCAAGTTCCGAAAATGATTTTTCAAACTGCGAGAACAAAGAACAGTTTTTAGAGCAATACGAATTTTTGATAAGAGAGATTGCAAGGGTAACAAAAGATGGGCGTATAACTGCTGTTCATTGTACAGACGTATTTGACAATACTTGTAGGCTTTGGGATTTCCCAAATGAAATAATAAGGTTGCACACTAAATATGGTTTTGAATATCGTAATCGTATAACAATTTGGAAAGAGCCATTAAAGGTAAGGATGCGCACGATGGTTCAATCATTAATGCATAAATTTGTTGTAGAAGATAGCACAAAGTGTTTTACCGCAATGCCAGATTATGTATTGATATTCACTAAAAAAGGCGAAAATAAAGTGCCAGTTACGCATCGTTTTGGAATGAAAGATTACGCCGGAGAAGTTCCAATTTTACCAAATATATTAAGGGCATGGAATAACGCCAATAATTCAAGCCTTAATGAAGAACAACTATGGGAGTTCCTTAATAAGGAAAATTACGATAGCGAAAATCCTCACAATAAATTAAGTCATTACATATGGCAGCGTTACGCTTCATCTGTTTGGGATGATATCAGGATTGACAATGTATTGCCATTTAGGGATGGAAAAGACCCAGACGACGAGAAACACGTACACCCATTGCAATTGGATGTAATAGATAGATTGGTAGAATTATACTCTAATCCTGGAGAGGTTATTTTAACTCCTTTTATGGGTGTTGGTAGCGAGGTTTTCAGTCCAGTTTCAATGGGTAGAAAAGCAATTGGTATTGAGCTTAAGGATAGTTATTACAAACAAGCCATAATGAATATGAAAGAGGTAACCAAACGCTATTCAAACAATAAAGTAAAACAAGAAGAACTATTCTAACGCAGACCGTGTACTGCTTGGTGCTACACGATTTATAATGTTCCTTAATCCGACTGTCTAATGCTGGTCGGGTTTAAACTGGATGAGGATATGAAATATAATATAATTTATGCCGACCCACCTTGGGATTATGGTAACACAAAAAATATTTTTGGGGGCTTTCAGGGTTCTGCTGAAAGACATTATCCAACAATGAAATTAAATGACTTGAAAAATATGGATATTAAGTCTATTTCTAACGATGATTGTTATTTATTACTTTGGACAACAAGTCCATTTATGGAAAAATCTTTTGAATTAATAAAATCTTGGGGTTTTAAATATTGTACCATTGGTTTTGTCTGGATTAAAATGAAAAATGATATGTCAGAAGTTCGTGGTGATGGGTTGGGAAAATATACATTATCTAATGCTGAATATTGCTTGATTGCTAGGAAAGGAAAATATTGGAGGGAAAGCAAAAAAGTAAGACAAATTATACAAACTCCAAAAGATGTTCATAGTAAGAAGCCCGATGAGATAAAAAATAGAATTGTAGAACTTTTTGGAGATTTACCTAGAGTAGAATTGTTTGCTAGAAATGAAACTATTGGATGGGATGTTTTTGGAAATGAAGTAGATAACTCAATAAAACTAAACACACTGTAGATATGAAACTACTACTAATTATCCTAATCCTTGCGCTCATTGGATGCTCGGCAAGAAAGGACTACGGATGCAGTCAGTACAATACTGGATGGAATAATGGTAAACGAATATAGATATGAGAAACAAGAACGATAAAGGGCAATTTATGGCAGCTTATAATGATGAAAACCTTAAGTTCATATCGGAAAACTACAGAGATATGACTGACCAGAACTTTGCTGATAGGTTTAATGTCAGCAGGACAACTATATCTAATTGGCGTGTTATTCGATTAAAGCTGATGAAAATGGTAATAAGACCAGAAAATAAGCCTTATCTGGTAAGAGCTAAAATAGAACTTAAAGCATTGTTGGCGTATAAATATAATGGAATTATGAAAGATAGCGTTGATAGCAGGATAAAGTTCTTAACAACTATTGTGTTTGGTAATAAGAATTAGTATATTAGCATTCACAAATATGTACTATTGCGCAGTACATCGATAACGACATTTAAGACCACATAGCTGAGTAGAGGCGCAATCTCGAAAAGCTATGTGGCTTTTTATTTTAAATGAAAAAACATTTAATCAAGCCAATAAAAAACCATATTGGATATTTTATTCACGTAGACGGCCACGTATTTAAAACAAAAGATGCCAAAGACCATAAATTAGAAGCTTACAGAAAAGATGAAAATGGTTTTTTGTTTGTAAAAATAAATGGCAAAGAAATGAACCTACTTTATTTGATGGTTGAAAATTTTATGCCAAATATCAAGCAAAATCAACAATTTAAATATTCTGTTCAATACGGTAATGCAATTCCTTTAAGCAGTATTATGGTAACTGATTTTGTTTCTGAAATATCAGATTTACACAATGAAACTATTCATAAATTTAATTGTAAATCTAGAGCAGAAAATGCAAACTCAAGAAGTTTTCATAAGTTAACGCCAGTTCACGTTGCTGAATGCTTAATTACAAATGATTTTAAATGTGTTTATTGTGGTGATGTATTAAATCAATTAAACTGGCATTTGGACCATTTTCATCCTATTTCAAAAGATGGAGCTAATAAATTTGGGAACATAGTTCCTTCATGTTTTATGTGTAATAGAATGAAAAGTAATTTTTTAGCTACAGATTTTTACAAAAAATGCTTGAAAATAGTTAAAAATTTTAAGTTTAAGGAAAATGGATAGCGAAAAACCTAAAAAAGATTGGAAAGTCTTAGAGCGACATTACAAATTACTTTCTGAAGTTTGGTCTTATGAATATGACGACCAGACAAGGGTGTCAAAGGCAATAATGTTATTACATGGGTGCTTAGTCGAAATGCATTCACAAGTGATTGAAATGGAAATGAAGCACGGAAAATCAGATAAGCTGCAAAAATCAGAAGATAGATTGATGTTCATTGAAAATCAGATTTCAGAGATTTCTAGGGTGCAGGATGATTATTACAGAATTAAGAGAAATAATAAGTCTGCATTATTAGAAAACGAAAGACTTAAATCAATAATTTTTGAAATGGAAAAATCAAACCAAATTAAACAAAGACCTTTATGACCGTAATTAAACCACACGACTACCAGCATTTATTTGTAAACAACATAGCTAAAAAAATATCGGAAGGTTACAAGCGTATTTGCGCTCAACTTAGTACAGGAGGCGGTAAAACAGTTGTGTTTTCTTACCTTATACAACGTTTTTTAACGAGAAAGAATAACGCTAAGATTACTATTCTGGTACATAGGGAAGAACTTGTAAATCAATCTTTAAAAACATTACATCGCTTCGGAATAACAAACATTAAGGTACAGATGATTGAAACGTTTTGCAATCAGATTAAGAAACACGGACAAAACGAATATGATTTAATTATAATTGATGAATGCCATATCGGCAATTTTAAGAAGGTTTTCGATTTTTATAGAGATGCCGAAACAATT